CCAGCTTCTGGCTCTTTGTCTTTCGCGTCATCTAGCTGTCCATTCTGTTCGACGCTATACAGCGTCATCTTCGGGAAATCGAATCCGACCACGAAGCGTGTGACCTTCTTGTCACCGAATCGCGTCTTGATCATCTTCATGATGATCTGGTTCAGATCGCGCAACTCTTCGTTGCTAATTAGCATCGCCGCCCAGTCGGCAGTCATGAAGATACCCATCGACTCGGCCAGATCCTTTTCACCCGGATCCGTGTTGTCATAGGCGTTGCGGTTCGTCTGGCAGGCCGACAGCACAAGGGCATCGCGTTCAACAGCCAGTGCACGCAACTCTTCGGCCACGCGCTTGTAGTACGTGTACGTGTTGATCGAGCCACCCAGCTTCAGAGTCGTCGAGGCTGTGATGCCAAGGTAGTCCACCACGATGATGTCGGGTTTGAAGCCTTCCTTCAATTCCCACTCATCGAGCATGAGGTTGAATTGCTGGACGCTCGCACCGTTGGGTGGGTATTCCTTGACCTTCAGGCGACCCGCAGTCTTCTCTTTGATCTTGTCGATCTTCTTCATGAAGATCTGCTTGGGCACGTCGCCCAGATCGTTCATGGCGATGCCGAAGCGGTTCGCGTCAATACGCTTGGTCCACTCTTCCTCGGACAGCTCCATGGTGAAGACCGCGACGTTCTTGCCTTGGCTGAGCCAATAGCCGACGTGCGCCGCCATGACGGCGGATTTACCCACGTTCGATGGTGCGACGTACAAGCACAGGGTCTTCTTCGGCAGACCGCCACCCGTCACGCGATCCAGAATGTCGATTCCGGTGGAGACCCGGTTCAGCTTCTGGTTGTAGTAGTCATACCGCGCTTCAGCATCATCGAAGTAATCGTGGCCGAGTTTGGTATCGAATGCGACCGCCAGCGCCTGCGACAGCAGTGTGGGGATGGCCCCCTTCTGGAGTGTCTTGTGCTCGCCGTCGATGACCTTCACCGACTCCATGATGGCGTTGAAGAGGGCCTTGTCCTGACAGAACTTCTCGGCTTCTTCGAGCAGCCATTCCGACTCGTACGAGTACTGGTCTGCGAATGCGTCTTTGAGAAGCGCCTGCCCCTCTTTGTATTCGTCCTCGCTCAGTCCATCGAGCGATTCGAACTCAAGCAGGATGGAGTCCCGGCTTGGCTTCTTGTTGTACTTCTTGATGAAGCGATCCAGTAGTGCGAACACCACTTTTTCGCTCTCATTGGCGAAGTACTCTTCCTTCAGGTATGGTCCAGCGCGGCGGATGAAGTCTTCATCATTCGCCAGTGCCGACAGGATTACTTCCTCGATCCGCATATTCTTCTTGTTGTTCTTCGGGATCGTTGCCCCAGTCGCGAGCAATGATGTCTTGGATGATACAGCCTACCGTGTCGCGAAGTGCATCTTCTTTGACGGTCTCGTCAGGCAGATTCACGGGAAGCTTTTCCACCGTGAAGTTGAAGTTCATGCGGCACGTACCGTCGTCTTGCTCGGTGAACGAGATCTTCGGTGAGGTGGTGAAGATGACACCACGATACGGACCTGAATGGATGCGTACACCCATCCTGATTCCGATCTCACCTTCCATTTCCATCTTCTTCTCGACGAAGCTGTATTCGGTGCCATCGAACGCCACGCAGATCCGCGCCATTTCCTTTTCAGGCGGCGCGTCCCTGCGCTGGTTCAGCTTGATGGCGTCAGACAGGAACTTGAATAGGTTCACTTCTTCTTGGCCTTCTGCTTGCCCACCGCTGTCGTGGTGTCGATGGTGGGCTCTTCTCCAGCGCCACCTTCCTCGGTCAGGATCTGCGGGCCTTCATCAGCATCCGCTTCGGCCATCATTTCCTCGAAGGACTTCGGCGTCTCCAGCTGGTAGCGTTGCTTGACGAAATTCTGGAACGACACCAGCTTGATCATGTTGCCCATGATCTTCGGCGTGTCGAGTTCCGCCCTGCGGTACTTCTTCTCGGACAGCTCGCCCGTCTCGGGATGGCACAGGTTGTACCAGCCACTCGGCAGCACCTTGATCAGGTTCGCCTCGCAGGCGAGATCGAAGATGCCTGAGTACTTGTCGATGCCGCCCTCGAACGTGACGGTGATCTTCAGCTTCGAGCGTTCGCGCACATAGCGTGACTTCTCGACGTTGATGCCGAAGGTGTAGCCGACCAACTCATCGCCTTCCTTCTCTTGCTCACGTCCGATGATCCAGATGCCGTTGGCCGAGTACGTGACACCCGTACCACCCGACACCACGGCCTTCGAGTACTTCTCTTGCGTCTGGTACGTGTGGTTCACGACCAGCATTGGGATGTCCTTCAGGTTCAGCTGCGGCGTGATGATGCGGAACAGAGACTTGATCACCTTGGCACGCGTCATGTCGGCGGCTTCCTTGCCATCCAGCGCATCTTGCGTTTCCTTGTCCGACGCGAGGTTGCCCAGCGAGTCGAAGAAGAAGATGACGTTGTCGCTGCGCGTGATTTCCTTCAGCTGCACTGACAGCTCGTGGCGTGCCTGTTCGACCGTGGTCACCGGGATGTGCAGGACGCGGGTCGGGTCGATGCCCATGTTCTTCAGGTACGACGGTGGTGTGCCGAATTCCGAGTCGATCATGATCATGACGGCGTCCGGATACTTGTCCATGTACGCCTTGACCATCAGCAGGCCGAAGAGGGACTTGAAGTGCTTGGATGGGCCAGCGATGACGTGCACGCCGGATCCCAGACCACCGTCGAAAGCGCCAGCCAGCGCGACGTTCAGCAATGGGATCTCGGTTGGTGTGAGATCCTTCGTCTGGAGCAGTTTGGATTCTGAGTAGACCGCCGCTTCATTGACGGTCGAAACTTTCTGGAGCCTTTCCATGAGGCTCGGCTTTTTGTCAGCCATGCTTTTTCCCTTGTTCTTGTTGTTATCGGAAAGCGGACGAATTGTAGCGGGTCCGCGCCGCTGATTTGCTTAGTCGATCACGTCGAGGTTTTCGAAGCCGACGTACGACTCGATGTCGTCTAGGGTGCGTTCGACAATGGGACGTCCATCCTCATAGAAGGAATCCCCGAAGTGGTCGTAGCAGCAGTTCGTCTCATCCCAGCACGATCTTGTCGTCTCGGACCACGTCCATGCCTTGTCGTGTAGTAGGTGTCCAGCCAGCAGATGTTGGCGTGCTTCGTCGCGTGTCATGGTCGCATCTTCGCGTATCGGGCCAGCATGTCTTCGAGACCGGGTAGTTTGTGCCCAAATCTCTTGGCCAGATTGGCGATGTCGTTGTATGACGTGGTAGCGAACGTCAGATGTTCTTTGTCCCAGACTTGGAACAGCAGCTCGATGACTTCGAGATCCTTCTCACTCAGTTCGATGATCATCCCAAGAATTCCTCAATGTTGACGCGCTCGATGGCGGTCCAGCCCACAGCTTCGAGGATGCGCTCGATTGGCTTCAGGTACACCTTCTCGTACTGCGTCTTGACGTCGAAGTACTTCTCCAGCCCCAACTCACTGGGCAGATTGTTGGGGAACGCGATCACGTTCTCGTGGATGGTGTTGGGTAGCTTCAGCATCACGAACTTGACCTTTTCGCCGTCGTTGATCAACGGATACTTCTTGTCGAGACCGCGCTTGTGCAGATGGTAGTTGTACAGCAGCGCACCACGCACATGCATCGGTGTGCCCTTGGCGTAGATGTTGGAGTTGTCGCTGTACGTGTCGAGGCCGTTGATGCCGATGGGGCAGGCAACTTCCTTCAGGGTCTTGCTCAGGAACGACGACTTCACTTCCGCGATGTACTTCTGCACGTCGCGCTCAGTGCTTCGCAGTGTCAACTCCAGCGTCTTCTTCAGGTAGTCCTTGATCGCGCCGGGTGTCGATGATCGTACGATCTCGATGCCCATCACCTTCATCTTCGGCTCTTCGTACCGTACGCCCTCAGCATACAGGATGTCGAATGCGTACTTCTTCTTGGCCGTCATGATCAGCGTCGGGCCGATGCACTCCAGCTTGAAGTCGATCTTCGATTCCTTCGCACCGAGTGACAGGGCCAGCTTCTCCAGCCGCTTGTTCAACTCGGGTTGCAGGATCTTGAAGACGAACTTCTCGATGTACGTCACGATCTCTTGGTCGTTTTTGCCAGCACAGAACTTCTCGACGAACTTCTCCATGGTGAAGTACATGGAGTCGGTGTCACCGTAGAACGCGTACTTCACATCCTTGGTCTGCATCACCTTGTTCATGATGTCGTTCAGGTACTTCATGGCCGACTTGATGATGACCTGACCCGTTGACGTCACCGCTTCAGCGATGCGCGAATCGTAGTACTTGAAGTACGGCAGTGCGCAGATCCCGTAGAAGCTGTTCAGGGCGATCTTGTACGCCAGCTGTTCGACGTCGAGTGCGTTCACCTCGGACTCGGGGCGACCTTGCTTCTTCAGGTCCAGCATCTGCTTCTTCGTGGCCTTGCGCAGATCGAACATGCGCTTGACCAAGATCGGGATGAAGCCCAGTTCGTCGGTGCTCGTGAGCAGGCCGTTGCCAGACAGGCACAGACCCTCTTCCACCTTGAACGTGCCAGCGAGGATCGTCTCGATGCTCTCTTCGCACATGTCCACGATGCACTCGGGGCTCAGGTTTTGCTGCATCATGATGGACGGGTACAGGGACGTCGCGTCCACTGAGCACGCCCACACGTAGCGTCCGACACGCGGATCGTGCACGTATGCGCCGACGATGTCCTTGCGCGAGTTCTTCTGCTTGCCCAGCACCTCTGCGATCTGCTGGTCCTCGAAGTAATTGTGGATGATCGACTCCCACAGGCGCATGGCCGAGAGGATGTCGTCATAGTTGCACTTCGCGAAGTACGCCAGCGCCATGGCCAACTTGACCATCTGCTTCTTCTCGTCGAGTTCGATCAGCAGGATCGTGTCGATCAAGTTGTAGTTCACGAACTTGTCCCACGCCTTCTCGTAGAAGTCGCTGAAGGACTCGTATGGGTTCTCGGCCTTGCCTTTGTCCAGCTCTTGCTGGGCGATGTAGTCAAGCTTCCACGATTCCTGCGAACCCGGCTCGAACTTCTTGTACAGGTCGAGTAGGTCGAGGTGCGTGATGCCCGAGATATCGAAGGTGATGTGCTCGCGGTTGTTCTTGATCACCGAACGCGGTGTGATCGAGCGCCACGGGCTGAGGAATGCTGCGGCGGGTTCGCCCAGCACGTTGATCATGCGGTTGACGATGTACGGGACGTCGAAGGTTTCGCTGTTCCAGCCACCGAACACGTCGATGCGCTGATTCTTCCACCATTGCAGGAACGACACGAGCATCGTCTTCTCGTCCCTGTATACGATGACTTCGACGTCGTACTTCTTCTCGTCGATGTTCTCCATGTACTGGGCGCGGTCGGCGTCCTGCCATGAGAAACAGATCACCTTGTGGCGACCATCAGCCTGCTTGTTGCGATCCCCAACCGTGATCAGTAGGATGCGCTCTTTCGCCTCGTTGACATCGGGGAAGCCATCGACGACTTCAGTCTCGATGTCGATGAATTTCGTCTGGATCAGATCGAAGTCCCACTCGATCTTGCCCTTGAAGTGACTGGAAATGTACTGGCGTACGAAGTTGTCGCAGCCAAATAGTCGCTTGCCTTCGACGCCACCGTATTCCTTGATGTAATCGCGGCACTCGGGCATCGAGTCGAAGGTCTTCTTCGACAGCGGGCGGGACTTGTTCCGGCCCTCGAATGACTTCCAGTCGCCCTCGGAGTCGGGTAGGAAGATGTAGGGCTTGTACTTGATCTTGTGGGCGAAGGGCTGGCCTTCTTCGTACCCACGCAAGAGGATGTTGGATCCCTTGCTCTCTACAGAGGTGTAGAAGCGTTTCTTATTCTTGTTTTCGCTCATTCACGATAGTGTATCGGAAGAGCTGTATTTAGGTGCTTAAATCTCAGTCGTCACCGACGTCGAAGTCTGGCCAGTCCCACTCGAAGGAAAGGGCGTCGAAGAACTCGCCGCACCCTTCCTTGAAACGCTGCCAGCGGGCGCGCATACGCTCGCGGAACGTCATTGCTTCTGCTCGTGCAGGAACTTGGCCCACTCGCTGAAGAAGTTCGAGCCATGCGTCTCGACGAGACCCTTCGATTCGAAGGATTCTGAGAACTGGAACGTCTTCTTGTTGTGCAGCGAAGAGTGGAACTCGCCTGCGCGATTCGGATGCCATTCACCGACCGAGACTTCCTCGTTGTGCGACGGCCATGCCGACTCACGCTGGGACGTACCGATCAGCTTGGCTTCCTTCTCGCCAGCCGCCTTGTGCAGGACCGAGTCCTGATCAAAGGCCGCGCCGTGCTTCTTCAGGAAGCCTTTCAGCTCACCGTGGTCGTCGCCCTGCTTGCCGATCACCAGATAGGCGCGCTCAGAGACCTTGCGGGCTTCCGGCGTGTTGTAGTGCTCGATGTAGTGGCCATCGACGTGTACGAAGCCGTATCCGGCCTGCCGGATGTGGTTTTCCAGCTGGCGGTTGCGCGCCACGTTCTCGTCGGCGGGAAGGTGCCCACGGTGGGCCGTGATGAT